AGACGGTCGAGCAGGCCGGCCTGGCCGTTCTGGAAGACATGGTCGCCCGCAGCAACGCGAGCGGCGGCCACCTGAACGTGCGCACCGTCACCGACGAGACGCAGACGCGCATGGCCGGCCTGGAAGAGGCGCTGCTCGCCCGCGTCGACCCGCGCGCCAAGCTCAGCGACAACGGCCGCCAGTACCGCAGCATGACGCTGCTCGAGCTGGGCCGCGAGCACCTCGAGCGCTCGGGCATCAACACCCGCGGCATGGACCGCCTGCAGCTCGCCACGCAGATGCTCGTCCTCCGATCCAACGGCATGATGGGCACCAGCGATTTCGCGAGCCTGCTCGCCAACGTCGCCGGCAAGCGCCTGCGCAGCGGCTACGAGGAGAACGTGCCCTCGTACCGCATGTGGGCGCGCCGCGCGCCGAACGCGCCGGACTTCAAGTCGATGTCGGTCGTCAACCTGGCCGGCGCGCCCGACCTGCTGCAGACGAACGAGCACGGCGAGTTCAAATACGGCTCGATGACCGATGGCAAGGAGACGTACGCGCTGACCACCTTCGGCCGCATCGTTTCGCTGACGCGCCAGGCCATCGTGAACGACGATCTGCGCGGCTTCGACCGCCTGGTCGGCGCCTTCGGCAACAGCGCCGCGCGGCTGGAGAACCGCACCGTCTACGGCATCCTGACGACCAACGCCAACATGGGCGACGGCGGCGCGCTCTTCAACGCGACGGCCGTCACCACCGCCGGCGGCCACGCCAACCTGACGAGCTCGGGCACCGCCATCAGCGTCGATTCGCTCGGCGTCGGCCGCGCCAACATGCGCGCCAAGAAGGGCCTGCAGAGCGAGGAGCTCAACCTCGCGCCGCGCTTCCTGATCGTGCCCGCCACGAAGGAGCAGCTCGCCTACCAGTACACGAGCGCGAACTACGTGCCCGCCACCGCAGCCAACGTGAACGAGTTCCGCGCCGGCGGCCGCACCGAGCTGACGCCGATCGTCGAAGCCATCCTGGACGCCAACAGCACCACGGCCTGGTATCTCGCCGCGGACAGCGGCTCGATCGACACCGTCGAGTACTGCTACCTCGACGGCGCCGAGGGCCCCGTGATCGAAAGCGAGATGGGCTTCGAGGTCGACGGCGTGTCCTTCAAGTGCCGGCTCGACTTCGCGGCGAAGGCGATCGACTGGCGCGGCCTCTACAAGAACGTCGGCGCCTGACCCTGACGCAGCCGGCGGCGCGGCCAACACCACGCCGCCGGCCGATCCACAAGCACCCCACCGGAGCCACTGACCATGATCAATTTCAAGCAAGAAGGCGATGTCCTCGACCTCGACCCCGGCGCCACCGTCGCCGCGGGCGTCGGCCACCTGTTCGGCACCGCGCTCTTCGGCGTCGCCGCCGTCGATGCCGTCAGCGGCACGGCGAGCTCGTTCGTCACGAAGGGCGTCGTCGAGATCGCCAAGACATCGGCGCTGGCCATCAGCGTCGGCGACGTGCTGTACTGGGACGCCGGCAACAGCGTCGTCAACAAGACGACCAGCTCGCAGCGCGCCGTCGGCGTCGCCGTCGAAGGCGCCAGCAACCCGAGCGCCACCGTGAAGATGCAGCTCGGCGTGCGCACGCTGGCAGGCACCTGATCGCCCGCCGCCGACAGTCACCCGCTGACCGCAGCCGCCGCCCGCCGCGCACGCCATGAGCTTCGCCGACATCGAGGCCCGCGCCACGGCTGCCATCTTCCGGCAGCTCGTGAACGCCACGGCCACGATCCCGACCGAGGGCGACCCCGTGGTCGCGAGCGTCGTCTTCGACGCGGCGCTGGGCACCATCGACGACCTGGGCGTGCAGACGCTGCAGCCCAGCTTCATGGCCACCGCCGAGGTGGCCGTGCTCGTGCACGAGGGCGACACCATCACGCTGGACGCGCCGCCCCTGTCGATCAACGCCGCCTCTTACCTGGTGCGAGGCGTCGTGCCCCAGGCCGAGGGCGCGATGAGCCGCGTCATCCTCGCGCGCGCTGCGTGACGCCATCATGCTCGCTGCAGGCCAGGTCGTCCACGCCATCGCGCAGCGCATCCCCAGCGCCAGCGTGTTCACCAGCCGCGCGTGGCCGATCGACGTGGCCGAGCTGCCGGCCTGGCGCGTCACCGCCGAGGGCGAAGAAGTCGAGCGCGCCTACGTCGAGGCCGGCACCAACACGCACACCCTCAGCGTCGAGTGCGCCGGCTACGCGCGCAAGGTGGACAGCCTCGACGACGAGCTGCACGCGCTGGCCGCCGCCGCCATCGCCGCGATCTTCGACCCCGATCCGCAGACCGTGCCCGACGCGCTCGATGCGCTGGCCAGTCGGCTGCAGGTCAACCTGGCCCGGATAGACCGCGCCTTCACCAGCGAAGGCCAGGCCGATGTCGGCCGCGTGATCGTCACGCTGGCCGTCGAATTCGCCGTCGACCCGTCCGATCCCGAAACCATCCTCTGAACGGAGCACCCCCACCATGGCCCGCAAGCTCGTCAACGGCACCGTGCCGTACATCGGTTCCGCGTTCGGAACGTCCAAGGCGTTCACGGGCATCAGCAATGCCTCGTCCGCCGTCTTCGCGTTCGAGACGGGCCACGGCATCGTCGTCGGCGACTTCTTCCAGGTCAACGCCTGCGGCTGGGCCAGCCTGGCCGGGCGCGTCTTCCGCGCAAGCGCCGTCGACACCGACAACGTGACCGTCGCCGGGCTCGACACGAGCAGCACCACGCGCTTCCCGGCCGCCGGCGGCGCCGGCACCGCGGCCGAGGTGTCGACGTGGGTCGCGATGCAGCAGGTCAACGCCGACGGCCTGACGATCGAAGGCGGCGAGCCGGAGTACTACACCGGGCAGGACCTGGACGACGTCGAGGGCCTGAAGTTTCAGCTCCCGATCGGCAAGACGCCGATCATCTTCCGCGCCGTGGTCGACGACGACCAGTCGCTCACCTACTGGACGGCGGTGCACGCAGCCGAAGACACGAAGACGAACTACCCGCTGAAGCTGGTCTACCCGGGCAGCACCGGCGTCGCCGTCGGCACCGGCCTCTGGAGCGTCAGCGCCGCGCCCGACATGAAGGGCAACAGTGTGCAGAAGCGCACCATCACCGTCGGCCTCGCACGCAAGTTCAGCGAGTACACGAGCTGAGCGACGGGCGCATGGACTTGTCGCAGATCCAGCGCGAGGCCGAAGCCGCGCGAGAGTTCGACCACCCCTGCGCCGACGGCGCCGTGGTCTTCTCGCTGCGGCTGCCCACGCGCTCGCAGACCAAGGTCGCCGCGATGCGCGCCAACGCGCGGCCGAACGACCCCGGCGCGATCGCGCTGCTCGAGCGCGAGCTGCTGGTCGGCGCCGTCATCGGCTGGCGCGGCCCCATCATCGGCCACGTGCTGCCGGGCTCGCCCGAGCGCGGGCTGCCGTTCGCCTGGTCCGCCGAGGCGGTGCCCACGCTGCTCGACGCCCAGCCCGACTGGGCCGATGCGCTCGGCCTCGAGCTGTTTCGCCGCATGGCGCAGCGCAACGCCGTGCGGGATACAGCCGAAAAAAACTCGCCGACCGCATCGCCTGGGAGCGATCCCGAGGCGATGCGGACGCCCTAGGCGAGCTCGGCCTCGGCGGCGCACTGCCTGGCGAGCCCACGCTGTGCATCGCCTCCTACTGCGCACTGCACTGCTGGACCTGGTGCCGCGGCTGGCAGCCAGAACGCTGGCCGGTCTACGCCGCGCTGCACCCGGTGGCTGACTGGCAGCTGATGAGCGAACTACTCGAGTACCTGCGCGATGCCGTCTGAAGCAAAGATCGTCCTGACCGCCGAAGACCGCGCCGCGCGCGTCATCGCCGGCGTGAAGGCCAGCCTCGGCCAGCTCGAAGGCTCGGCCACGTCGCTCGGCGCTGCATTCACCGGCCTCGGCCTGGGCATCACGTCCGCGCTGTCCGTCGGCGGATTCGCGACGTTCTTCAAGAACGTGGTCGACGGGCTCGACCACCTGACCGACCTGAAGGACGCCACGGGCGCCAGCATCGAGAACCTCTCCGCGCTGGAAGACATCGCGCTGCGCACCGGCACCAGCATGGACACCGCGGGCGACGCGGTGCTCAAGCTGAACAAGGCGCTCAACGCCGCAAGCGACCCCGATAGCGAGGCCGCGGCTGCGTTCAAGGCGCTCAATCTGAACGTCGAAGAGCTCAAGCGCATCGATCCCGTGGAGTCGCTGCGGCAGGTCGGCGTCGCGCTGAGCGGATTTGCCGACGACGCCAACAAGGGCCGCATCCAGATGGTGCTGCTCAGCAAGTCCACCGGCGAAATAGCGCCGCTGCTGAAGGAGATGGCCGACGGCGGCGCGCTGAACGCCAAGGTCACCACCGAGCAGGCCGAGCAGGCCGAGCGGCTCAACAAGGAGCTGTTCGCGCTGCAGAAGACCATTCTCGACGCCTCGCGCGCGCTCGCAGGGCCGATGATCACCGCGCTGAACGACGTGTCGACGGGCTTTCGCCAGGCCGAGGAAGACGGGAAGAGCTTCTATCGCAAGATCTTCGAGGGCCAGCTGCGCCTGCTCGGCATCAAGGACTTCAAGCTCTTCGGCCAGCAGTTCGGCAGCGAGGGCCGATTCACCGGCGGCGCCACCGGCGACTGGGGCGACGAGCCCAAGAAGCCCAGCCTCCCGCCGTCGCTGAACAAGCCCAAGGTGTCCAAGCCGCCGGCCGAGCGCCAGAGCGACCTCGAGCGCTACATCGAAGGCCTGCAGAGGCAGCTCGAGGCGACCCAGAACCTCAGTGCCGCCGAGAAGGTGTGGGCCGACATCCAGGCCGGCCGCACCGAGGTGGAGAACACCGACCAGATCGCGCTGCTGCTGGGCATCGCCGGCGAGATCGACATGCGCAAGCGCCGCGCCGAAGAGGTGAAGGCCGAGGCCGAGCAGCTGCGCGACTTCTACGCCGCGCAAAAGCTCATCGCCGACGAGGGCGCGCGCATCTTCGCCGAGACGCGCACCCCGGCGGAGGAGCTCGGCGCCACGCTGGCGCACCTGAACGAGCTGCTGGCGGCCGGCGTGATCAGCTGGGACACCTACGCGCGCGCCACCTTCAAGGCGCAGGACGCCTTCGACGCCACCATCGAGAAGGCGCAGAAGGCCGCCAGCGAGGCCGACCAGTTCACCCAGCGCGCGGCGAAGAACATCCAGGACGCGCTGGGCAACACGCTGGTCGACGTGATGGAGGGGAACTTCCGCAGCATCGGCGCCGGCTTCACGCACATGCTCACGCAGATGGTCGCGCAGGCCGCGGCGGCGAAGATCGCGCGCTCGCTGTTCGGCGACCTGCTCGACACCCAGGGCAGCGGCGGCAGCGGCGGCACCGGCCTTGTGGGCGGGGCGCTGCAGTGGCTCGGCAAGGCGCTGTTCGAAGGGCGCGCGTCTGGCGGCCCGGTGGCCGCGGGCAGCCCCTACATCGTGGGCGAGCGCGGGCCCGAGTTCTTCGTGCCGCGCAGCGCCGGCACCATCGTGCCGATGGAAAAGGCGATGGCGCAGGGCCCCGCGCCGGTGATCAACATCATCCAGCAGTTCGCCCCCGGCACCACCGCGCAGACGACTGGCCAGGCCGCCGTGCAGGCCGGCCGCGCGGTGGCGCGCTACGCGGCGCGCGGCACCAACTGAGGCTGCAGCGATGGCCGCGCTCCCTTTCCTAGAGGCCCGGCTCGACACCCGGGTCAGCGCTGGCGCCGAGGCGTCGGTCTACGTGCCGGGCCGGGTGAAGCGCTACACCGCCTCGGGGCGGCTGACGCAGAACTTCGCCGCCTCGGTGCAGACGATGCGCTTCGACGTGGCCCCAGCCGTGCGCACCGCCGCGCAGTTCAACGCCGTGCGGGACGCCTTCTTCGTCGTCATGCTCACGCCCTACAGCGGGCTGCGCTTCAAGAACTGGGGGGACTACCAGGCCACGCTCACCAACAGCCGCGCCACGCTGGTCGGCGTGAGCACCACCGAGCTGCAGCTGCAGCGGCTGCACACCTTCGGCAGCATCGTCTACCTGCGCGACATCTACAAGCCCGTCAGCGCCACCGTTTACCGCACGCGCAGCGGCAGCACGGCCGCCATCACGGCATCCGTCAACACCGCGACCGGCATCGCCACCATCAGCGGCCACACCGCGGGCGACACCTACGCGTGGGTCGGCGAATTCGACATCCCCGTCACCTTCAGCGACGACGAGTGGACGGCGCAGATCATCCCCGGCGGCGCGAGCTACCTGGGCGTCTCGGGTTCCATCAAGCTCGAGGAGATCCGGCTTTGAAGACCGTGCCCTCGGACCTCGTCGACTGCGGCACGCTCGTCTTCGGCGTGCGCATCGTGCGCAGCGACGGCGAGGTGTTCGGCTTCACCGAGCACGACAAGACGCAGACCGTCACGGTCGACGGCGAGGCCACCGTGCTGTCGGCGACGCCCGGCTTCGCGCTGCAAAGCCTCGTCAGCGCGGCCGGCGTGGGGGTGGACAACACCGAGGTCTTCGTGATCGCGGACGACGCGGTGATGACGCGCGCCGACATCCTCGCCCGCAAGTGGGACGGCGCCAAGGTCTACTTCTTCCGCTACAACTGGAAGCTGCCGGCCGCGGGGCTCATCCCCGTCAAGCGCGGCAGCTTCGGCAACTTCGCGCCGCAGCAGGGGCAGTTCAAGGTCGAGTTTCGCGACCTGCGCCAGGCGCTGCAGCAGAACAGCACCTGGGTGATCCAGGAGGCCTGCCGCTGGCGCCTGGGCGATGCGCGCTGCGGCGTCGACCTGGCGCCGTACACCTTCGCGGCCGAGGTCACCGCCGTCGCGAGCGCCTACGAGTTCACGTCGACGGATCTCGACCAGGCCGCCGACTACTTCGGCGAGGGCTACGTCGAGTGGCTGACGGGCCTGAACGCCGGCACGCCGGGCCACAAGGTCAAGGCCTTCGCCGCCGGCGTCGTCACCCTCTCCGAGTTCGCGGTCTACGAGATCCAGGTCGGCGACACGTTCAGCATCGTCGCAGGCTGCCGCAAGCGCTGGGATGCCGACTGCAAGACGAAGTTCGACAACGTCATCAACTTCGGCGGCGAGAAGGACAAGCCGACGCGCGACGAGCTGGCGTCGCCGCCGCAGGAGGTGTCGGCATGACGCTCGTCGAGGCCGCGCGCAGCCTGATCGGCACGCCGTACCACGCGAAGGGGAGGCTGCCGGGCGTCGGGCTGGACTGCATCGGCGTGCCGATCGTCGCCGCGTGGCTGGCCGGCGTGAAGCCGCGCAGCTTCGACGTCCGCGGCTACAGCGACGTGCCGGACGGCTCGCTGCTTCCGCAGTGCGACGCGCACATGCAGCGCGTCGCCCGCGCCGACATGCGCCCCGGCGACGTCGTCATCGTGCGCCTGGGCGCGGTGCCGCATCACGTCGGCGTGCTGGGGGACTACCGGCACGGCGGGCTGTCGATGATCCACGCCGACAACGCGCGGCTGCACAAGGTCGTCGAGCACCGACTCTGGTTCGACGCCGCGATGCACTTCGTCGCCGCGTACCGCATTCCCGAGGCCTCGGCATGACGGCGCGCGCAGGCCTTACAGTCGTCGGCCAGATCGTCGGCGCGTCGGTCGGAGGATCGATCGGCGCGGCGATCGGCGGCGCCGTCGGCAGCATCGTCGGCGGCGCGCTCGACGGGCCGACGCGCACCACGCAGGCGCTGCTGGACGACCTGGGCGCGCTCAAGTTCGACTACGGCTCGAGCTGGCCGCGCATCTACGGCCGCTATCGCGTCAAGGTCACGCCGATCTGGTCGAGCACCAAGCGGCCGATCGCGCACGACACCGAAGTCAACTCCAAGGGCGGGCCGGACCAGATCAACCGCACATTCACCTACGAGCAGGACTGGCTCTGCTGGGCGCCCCTCAACGCCGTGGGCTGGGCGCGGATCTGGATCAACGGCAAGCTGCGCGCGAGCCGGCTGTCGGATGCCGATGCCGACACCATCGAGGCCAGCGCGGCCACGCCGGCGTGGGCCGACGTGACGTTCTTCGACGGCGCGGCCGACCAACTGCCGTGGGCCGTCTACGAGGCCGCCGTGGGCACCGACAACGCCTGCGCCTACCGCTACCGGCCGACGATCGCCTTCAGCTCGCTCGACCTCGGCAACGCCGGCCAGCCGCCGCTGATCGAGGTGGAGTTTTATCAATCCGGCGAAATAGTATCCACCGAGAATATTTTGCTCGACGTGCCCTATACCGTCGATGCGCGCGACATATCCGCGAACCCAATCACGACGCCTTGGATCACGAACCCGGACAGCCTGACGTTTTCGGGGGGGCTCGCGACGTTTGCCGAAGCCGATACGACGCCCGGCGTGATGGACGGCGCCGTCGTCGTCTACAACAGCGCCAAGACGACGGGCCGAGATAATACGCGCAAATTCACGTTCAAACTGTATTACGGGTCGGCCACATTCTCGGCCGGCTCGGGCAGCGGCGACACGACGATCATCTACGGCATGTACGGCGACGTGATGAGCGCCGGGATCGGCTTTCGCGTCATCGGTGGCGTGCCGTACCTCGCGACGTCGATCGCCGACAGTGACAACCCGACGTACACGGTATGGCACGAGATGATCCCCTTCGAGACGCTGCGCATCGTCTTGAACGAGGACGCGGTCGGCCATGTGCAGTTCTTCGCGGACGACACGCTTCTGCGGGAGGCCTTCGGTTATGAGACCGATTATTCGTCGCTGTATACCGGCGTGCAGAATCTGGGCGAATCATACTCGAATCCGAAACTAGAGAGTTTCGTGATCGACAGGGTGATCGCATATTACGACGATGCCCCGCTCGACAACGATCTGATCACCTTGGCGGCGGTGCCGGTTTCCGACATCGTGCTCGCCGAAGAGACGCTGTCGTGGAGCGGCGAGGCCGGCGCGCTCGCGTCCGGCCAGATCGACGTGAGCGATCTCACGTCGACGCTCGCCACCGGGTTCCTCGCGACCGGCAGCCCGCGCGAAAGCGTCGCGCAGCTGATGGACGTCTTCTACTTCGGCGTCGTGTGCAGCGACAAGCTGTATCACCGCCTGCGCGGCGCGGCGTCGATCGGCACCGTCACCGCCGACGATACCGGCGCCGGCGTCGGCCGCGCGGGCGACATCTTCGCCGGGCTGGAGCGCGGCAATGATCTCGAGCAGGCGATGCAGGTCGCCGTCACCGGCCCGAACGTGCTCACCGACTACGAGCCGGCCACCGAGATCAGCGACCGCCTGATCGGCGAATCGGTCGAGCTGCGGCAGTACACGACGGCCGTCGTCTTCACGCCCGCCGAGCGCAAGGGCCGCGCCGACACGATGGTGCTCGACGGGCGCGTGGCCTCGCACACCGGCCAGGTGGCGCTCGACGACCGGCACGTCGAGAAGGAGCCCTTCGACGTCTGGGTGCAGACCGACGACGAGGGCAACACCTATCGCATCCGCGCCGAGCGCGAGACGTATGCCGACGGCGTGCGCACCTTCGACGTCGTGCTCGACGATGCGACCATCCTCTCGTCGGTCGGGATCACGACCGAGACGGATCACCGCGCCGTCACCGTCACCAGCGGCCCGCTCACCGATCTGCTGCTGCTCGACATCGCCCCGCTGCGCGATACGGACGCCACGGCGCCAGGCATCTACGCAGCAGCGAAGGGCGCGGCGTCCGGCTGGTCAGGCTACAGCCTGCTCGAGAGCCCGGACAACCTGACCTTTTCGACCGATCTCAGCTCGAGCGCCGCGTGCAACTTCGGCACCTGCGCCACCGTGCTCGGCGACTACGCCGGTGGCAACGTGGTCGACAACGGCAACACCGTCACCGTCAACAGCAGCGGCGCGCTGTCGAGTTACACCGACGACCAGGTGATCGCGGGCAGCGCGCAGGCGTACCTGATCGGCGACGAGATCGTCATCGCCCGCGAGGCCGCGCTCGTCAGCGCGGGCGTCTACACCCTGAGCGGCCTGCAGCGCGGCCTGCGCGGCACTGAGTGGGCGATGGCTGGCCACGTGGCCGACGAGCGCTTCGCAGTGCTCGACGCGGCCGTGCGCCGCGTCACGGACGACGCCGTCGACCTCGACGTGACGCGCTACTGGAAGGGGGTCAGCGTCGGGCGCCGCGCATCGGAAGTGATCGCTACGGAATTCGCCGACACCGGCATCAGCCTCAAGCCGTTCGCGCCGGTGGACCTGGAGCTCGAAATCACCGACAGCGAGACCGCCGTCACCTGGCACCGCCGCAGCCGCCTGTCGAGCCGCTTCCTCGCGACCACGCAGCCGCCGCTGGGCGAGACGAGCGAGCAGTACAGCGTCGAGCTTCGCGACGACAGCGACACGCTCATCAGCACCGAGACGGTGACGGAGCCGCGATGGGCGAGCGGGGGCGTGCTCGAATCCGGCAGCGTCGTCGCGCCGGTGTGGGGCATCGCGACGATCAGCGGCGAGATGGTGGCGGTGCGCGACGACCAGCTCGGCGCCTACGTGACGCCGAAGTACCTGGCCCGCTACGACAGCACCGGCGCGCTCATCGCGCAATCGCCGCTGCTCGGCTACGAAATATATCAGTGGTGCGCGGCGGGCGACGAGCTCTATGCCGCCTGCGCCACGTTCAGCCCCGGCGTTCCCGTCACCTACCTTGCGAGCACCGTGAAGCGCCTTACGCGCAGCAGCATCGGCAGCGTCGCCGCCACCTACACCGCAGCCACCGCGGGCGACGTGCAGGGCATCGCGCACGACGGCAGCGACGTGTGGGTCAGCGAGTTCTACGGCGGCAACCTGCGCAAGCTCGACGCGACGACGTTCGCGTCCGCCGCCACCTATGCGCTCGACGTCGGCATCACCGCGATGCAGCACCTGGCGGGCGACCTGTGGATCGTCGCCACCGCGAGCGACGAGGTGATCCAGTGGGACATCTCCGGCACCAGCGAGACGCAGCGCTTCAGCGTGCTGCCGCAGCCCTTCGACATCCTGCTCGACAGCGGCCTGGCCTACGTGCTGTCGAGCGGCGGCCTGGGCGTCTACGACCAGGCGGACGGCTCGCTCGTCGCCTCGCACGCGCTGCACCCGCCGGTGAACCTGGCGCAGCGCTGCATGTGCAAGTTCGGCAGCTACGTCGCCGTCGCCGATGCGACCGCGTTCCCGCAGGTCGTCGCGCTGTTCGATGCCGCGACCGGCGCCTTCGTGCGCCGGCTGAACCACGGGCATGTATTCCTCGAGGCGGTGTCGGGTGAGTTCGCGTCGAAGCTCTACATCACGACCAGTTCGTCCGAGACGAGCGCCGCGACGGGCGCCTACGAGCTGCAGGCGCAGGACCTGGCCGGCTACAGCCTGACCGTCTATCAACTCTCAGCCACCGTGGGCCGCGGCTACCCGGCGACCCTGGAGATCCCCGCATGAGCACCTTCCCGCAGATCACCAGCCCGCCGCAGGCATCGGCCGAGGTGCTCGTCAACCGCATGGGCGAGACGCTCGAGCACCAGGCCGTCTACGGCCTGAAGCAGTCGACGACGACCGCGCTCACCTGGGGCTACTACGGCGGGCGCTGGGGCGGCTTCGCGATCACCGCTGGCACGGTGACGCTGACCGATGGCGCGACGAACTACCTCGTCGTCGCGATCGCGACCGGCGTGCTCAGCGCGAGCACCGCGACGACGAACTGGAACGACGACGCGAACTACCTGCGCATCTACAAGATCACCACGGCGAGCGGCGCGGTCACCGCGATCGAGGATCACCGCGGCGGGCCGGGCGGGGTGCACGGCGGCGGCGGCAGCGGCGGCGGCGCGGTGAGCGACGGCGACAAGGGCGACGTGACCGTCGCGAGCTCGGGCGCCGTCTGGACGATCGACAGCAAGGCGATCACCTACGCCAAGATGCAGGACGTGTCGGCGACGAAGCGCGTCGTCGGGCGCAACACGACGGGCGCCGGCGTGGCCGAGGAGGTGACGCTCTCGCAGCTGCTCGACTGGGCCGGCACCGCCGCGCAGGGCGACGTGCTCTACCGCGGCGCGTCGGGCTGGGCGCTGCTGCCGGCTGGCACGAGCGGCTATTTCCTGAAAACGCAGGGCGCGGGCGCGGACCCGGCCTGGGATGCGGCGGGCGGCGGCAGCGGCGGCACGAAGACCTACGCCGTCTTCACGCCGATGACGAGCCAGCCGCCGGCCAGCAACTACGCGACGCTCGACACGCGCAACAGCATCGCGGTGCTGGACTTCGACGACACCACATCCGAATCGGCCACCTGGGTCGGCATCATGCCCGAGGCGGCCTCGCTCGGCTCGGGGCTGAAGGTGCGCATTCACTGGCTCTCCACCTCGGCCACCAGCGGCGGCGTGACGTGGGGCGCGAGCTTCGAGCTGATGACGACCGACCTGGACGCAGACAGCTTCGACACCGAGACGACCGGCTCGGGCACCGCCAACGGCACGAGCGGCATCGAGACGGTGACCGAGATCACCTGCACGACGATCGACAGCGTCGCGGCCGGCGGCATGTACCGCCTGCGCATCGCGCGCAAGCCGTCGGACGGCAGCGACACGATGACGGGCGACGCCGAGATCGTCGCCGTCGAGGTGCGGAGCGCCGCCTGATGGCCTACACCTTCAACGGCACGAGCCAGTACCTGCAGCTGGCGAACGCGCAGTACGCGGCGAGCGCGTACCCGTTGACGATGTTCGTGCGCGGCAAGAGCTCCGACCTGACGAATCACCAGATCGCGGCGACCTATATCCGCCAAAGCGATACCTATAACGGGCTGGGCATGATCATGGCTGGCGCCTATGCCGGCGACCCGCTGAACGCGCATGGCGTCAGCAGTGGATCTGTGTCCTATGCCGATGGAAACTGGCACTCGTGGTCCGGCATCAGCACCGGCACGACGGCACACACCGTGAACGCAGACGATGCAGTGGACACCGGCTCGACGAGCATCGCCTTCGAGGGGTACTACGCCATCCAGGTCGGGGGCCGGCTAATCCCGGGCTTCTCTCTCGGCCTCACCGGCTCTGCCTGCTCCGTCGCCATTTGGGATGTCGCCCTGACGGCGGACGAGTGCAAATCGCTCAACGCCGGATTCCCGCCGCGCCGTGTGCGGCCCCAGAGCCTGAAAGTCTATGCGCCGCTCGTGCGCGACCTGCAGGCCTGGGTGAACAAGAACCTCACCACATCGAGCTTCACTGCGACCAACAGCCCGACGGTCAGCGACCACCCACGATCCTACGGATTCTGACCATGCGCACCCCCGAGCTGCGCCCGCAGATGACGGCCGCGCAGCGCCGCGCGCAGGACGCGACGGTGGCCATCCTGCGCCGCTACGCCGACGCGGCCGAGGCCTACCTGGCTGCGCACCCGGAGCGCGCGGACCTGGCCGTGGCGGGCGAGCAGCTGTGCCCGTGCGGCATCGTGACGAGGGATTGCCAATGCCCGCTGCGGACGACGCGATGATCGAGGCCGCGGCCCGCCGCGCGGTGCGCCGCGCCTGGCACCTGCGCCCCGTCGCCGGCTACGACCGCGACGACGCGCTGCAGGACGGCCGCATCGGCGCCTGGCAGGCGTTGCGCGGGTGCGAGGTGCAAGACGCCGAGCACCGGCTGAACATCGCCGCGCTGGCCGGCTACCGGCAGATCGTCGACGGCCGGCGTCATCGCTGGAGCGCCACCGCCGGTGGCGTGCGCGCCGTCGACGAGCTTTTGCAGCACCACGAGCCATCGCAGCCCGCCGCCGCGCCCGAACTGCTGGCCGTGGCCGACACGCTGGCTGCCATCGGCCGCCTGCGCGAGCCGCTGCCGCGCGTGGCGGCGATGCTGATCGAGGGCGACGACCCGGGCGAGATCGCCGGCGCCTTCGGCGTCAGCGCGAGCCGCGTGAGCCAGTGGCGCGGCGAGCTGCGCGCCCTCGTGGCGCGCGTGCTGTGCCTGGCGCCCGCACAGACCGATCGACTACAGGAGACCGCACCATGACACGCAACATGATCCGCATCGGCGCCTTCGCGATCCTCGCGCTGGTGTTCGCGTTACTGCTCGCACCGATCGCCGCGCACGCGCGCGAGCAGTGCAAGCCTTACGGGCCGCAGTACATCCACGCCGTCGAGCAGCGGCCGAACTGGATGGTCTACTGGTGGTGCGACTACAAGACGATCGATTGGTTTTTCTACCTGCCGGGCCAGGAGACGGGCGAGCGCCTGGAGGCGGGCGTGCAGTGGTACTGGGGCCTGCGCCCCGGCTACCTGAACGAGCCGCCCTGGGGAGACCCTGCCGTGCTCGAGCAGATGCGCCAGGGCGTGATGGCGATCGCCAGCGCCGACACGAACCGGCCGCCGAAGCCCGCCGTGACGCCCTGGTGGGTGCAGAGCAATGGCAGCACGCCGACGCGGCCGAGCTACCCGGTGACGGACGGCAAGCGCGGCACGACGAGCGACGGCCGCGCAACGGTGGGTGCGTCGTGCGACTGCACGGCGCCGATCGTCGAGGGCAAGGTGACGTACTGCCGCTTCGCGACGGGCAGCGCGATCTCGGCGATGAGCACGAGCGTCGCGGTATGCAGCCAGGTGGCACCATCCACCTCGCCCAGCGCCGCGCCGGTGCCGGCGCAGGGCGCGGTGCTGAAGACGGCGCAGGTGCAGTAGCGGGCGCACGCGATGAGCCTGGACCTCTACCCGCGCCGCATCTACTGGGATGGCCGCTGCGGCTGCGTGCGCAACGCGCCGCACCTGCGCGCGCTGGTGGCGCCGCCCGAGCTGCCGGGCTGCGTGCTGCGCATCACCGAGCTGGACTACGCGCCCGGCATCGTCGCGCAGCTGCGCGAGCACGCTGGCGCGATGCGCGACATGACGCCCGCCGAGGTTGCCGCGTGCGATGCGCTGCTGCGCGACGTGCGCCGCGAAGCCGAGGGCACGCCATGACCGCCGAAAGCCCCGACGCCGTGCGCGCCGTGCTCGAGCAGCAGATCAAGTACCTGGGCGACCAGGTGCACCGCATCGACGGCGAGCATGGCGCGATCATCCGCAGCATCGACGAGATCCGCGTCACGCTGCGCACGATGGACGACAACCTGCGCGCGATGGTCGACGACCCGCCGCGCTTCGAGCGGCACTGGGAATTCGGCCAGGCCGTCTTCCTGGCCAAATGGAGCGACGCCGCGGCGCGCGCGGTGGGCCACCGGGTGCTGACGGTGCTCTTCGCCGCCATCGTGGCCGCCATGCTGACGTGGGCGGCGCTCAAGGGCGGGCGGCAATGATGAGCGAGGCAGTGCGCGGCCTGTGGAAGCGCCCCTGGCTCACGCTGGCGGGCCTGGCGCTCGGCGGGCTGATCGCCCCGGCGATCAGCTACAGCGTCGCGATGCTGGCCGACCTCTACTACGATTTAGCGCCGATCACCCGGCTGTCCGGCACGGTGGTGCGCGCCGATGCGCGCGAGGTCGTCGTGCACCTGATCGCCACCAAGCGCCGCGCGCCGGGATGCAACTTCCTGCAGCTGCGCGCCAACACGGTGGACGCGCGCGACGAGCGCGAGCGCGCCGCGATCGAGCGCATCGACCAGCAGGCCACCGGCGAGGGCCTGCCGCCCGGCGTGCACGACATCGGCACCTGGCGCATCGTGCCGCGCTCGGACGGCGTCGCGGTGATCGTCTCGCCGATGTACGAATGCAGCGGCCAGATCGTGTGGGGCGGCGCCGTCGTGCTGGCGCTGCCGCCGGTGCCGGCGATAGCGGGTGAAGGCGGGGCGCCATGATCCGCATCCTGCCGGGCGACTGCCGCGACGTGCTCAAGACGCTGGCGGATGCGAGCGTGGACAGCGTCGTGACCGACCCGCCCTACCACCTGACGACCGGCAAGAAAGGCGGCACCGGCCCCGCGAGCGTGAACCCGAGATCGCCCGCCGGCCGCGCCCTCATCGGCACCGGCTTCATGGGCATGACATGGGACGGCGGCGACATCGCGCAAGACACGGCGCTGTGGGCCGAGTGCCTGCGCGTGCTCAAGCCGGGCGGCTACCTGCTCGCGTTCAGCGGCACGCGCACCTATCACCGCATGGCGTGCGCGATCGAGGATGCCGGATTCGAGATCCGCGACCAGATCGGCTGGGCGTTCGGCTCGGGCTTCCCGAAGTCGCACAACGGCGCGTGGGGCGGCACTGCGCTGAAGCCCGCATGGGAGCCGATCTGCATGGCGCGCAAACCGCTGATCGGCACGGTCGAGGCGAACTGGCGCGAGCATGGGACCGGGGCGCTGAACATCGACGGGTGCAGGGTGGCTACAGGCGATGACTTGAACGGCGGCGCGTACACCGGCGGGTCGAAGTCGAAGGATGACGCGAGCAGCTTCTACACCGGAACGAACGCCGGCGAGTTCATGCAGCCAGTCGGCCGCTGGCCCGCGAACCTCTGCCACGACGGCAGCGACGAAGTGCTCGCGGCGTTTCCGGCTGCGCCGGGCCAGCAGGGCAACATAACCGGCGACGAGCCGAGCAGCAAGACGCACGAGGTTTTCGGCGGCTTCGTCTCACGCCGCGAATTCAAGGCGCGGCGCGATGGTGAGCCGAGCGCCGCGCGCTTCTTCTACACCGCCAAGGCAAGCCGGCACGACCGCAACGACGGGCTGCACGACATGCCGCAGCGCGTCGTGTCGGTGTGGGGCGGCGACCAGGACGACCTGAGCGCCGGCAAGAAGTCAACGCAGCCGCGCGGCAACCATCACCCGACCGTCAAGCCGACCGAGCTGATGCGCTGGCTGTGCCGCCTCGTCACGCCGGCCGGCGGCCTGGTGCTCGACCCCTTCATGGGATCGGGGTCGACGCTGAAGGCCGCCGAGCTGGAAGGCTTCTGCGCCATCGGCATCGAGCTCGACCCGCAGTACATCGAGATCGCGCGCCGGCGCATCGCGTCCGACGCGCCGCTCTTCGCCGAGGTGACGACCGCATGAACCGCGCCACGCTGCAAGCCGCGCTCGCCAACGCGAACGTGCGCGCCTTCCTGGCCGTGATCCGCGCCGGGGAGGGCACCGCGGACGACGGCGGCTACACGCGGTGCTTCGGCGGCGGCACGTTCAACGACCTGGCCGACCACCCGCGCCGCATCGTCACCGCCGGGCGCTACACCAGCACGGCGGCCGGCGCGTACCAGTTCCTCGCGCGCACGTGGGACGGCCTGGTGCGCCAGTACGCCTTCCCGGATTTCAGCCCCGCATGCCAGGACGAGGGTGCCGTCGCGCTGATCGCCGGCCGCGGCGCGCTGCAGGACGTGCAGGATGGGCGCATCGAGCAGGCGATCGCCAAGTGCGCCCGCGAATGGGCCAGCCTGCCCGGCAGCCCCTACGGCCAGCCGACGCGCACGCTCGCGCAGGCCCTCGCCACCTACGCCGCCGCCGGCGGCGTGCTGCAGCCGCAGCCGGACGCGCCGCTCGTGCAGCTCGAGCAGGCCGCCAGGCCGCGCCCCGCCACCCCGCCACCGATAGGAGATACCGCCATGCCGCCATTCCTGCTCGCCGCACTGCCGTCGCTCATCCAGGCCATCCCGAAACTCGCCAGCCTCTTCGGCAGCGGCACCGAGGTGTCGGACCGCAACGTCGCCGCGGTGCAGACCGTCGCGCAGATCGTGCAGGACGCGACCGGCGCGAAGAACATCCAGGAGGCGGTCGAGGCGATCCAGAGCGACCCGCAGGCGCTGCAGGCGGCGACGAAGGCGGTGCAGGACCAGTGGTTCACGCTGAGCGAAACCGGCGGCGGCATCGAGGCCGCGCGTGCGGCGGACGCGGCGTTCGTCACCAAGGGCGCGCCGATCTGGCACAGCCCGAGCTTCATCGTCGCCGCGCTGCTGATCCCGCTCGTCTACATGGTCGTCGGCGCCGTCGTCGGCCTCTTCGGCACGCCGTTCAGCGAAGACGTGCGGGCCGCGATCGCCAACGGCATCGTCGGCGTGATCCTGGGCGGGTTGATCGGGTACTACTACGGGCAGAGCACGAGCCGCAACCGGACGCCGACGGCGCCGGGGGCGGTCGAGTAGGGGCCTGCGCGCAGTAAGGTGCTAGTGGCTCGGCGATCCGATGGGGCCGGCGGCCACCCGAGCCGCAACATCAGCCGGCAGTTAGGCCTCAACAGCCACGGGCTCCGCAGCCTTCGGCATCTTGGCGAGGCAGTCCGCGCAAATGAACTTGCGCAGCATCCCGCCCGTCTGCAGCCGCATGCGCTCGCCCTTCTTGTGCGGGAACGTGCCGCCCTTGATTGGCCGCTCGGTGCTGCACTTGCAGCAGATTGCACGCCACTTGTCGCGGTTCACATTGCGCACCATGCTGGGATCGCGCGCTGCGTCTTTGTACGGGTTGAACGTCGCCACAGTTTCCTCTCCGGCCACCAGGCCTAACAGGTCGGTCAAGCGGAGGCGCCACGGCGGCCTCCGCGCTTCGGTTATTTCGGTGCGGGCGCCCCGCTTACCTTTGCGTTGTACGTAACAGTTCCATCGCCTGCTGTTCGCCACCGCTGAAAGGTTCGGGCGTCAGCAGCGATCCCTGGGCTTGGGCTCGGGCGATGCGTTCGCAGGCGATGTCGAAGTATTTGCGCTCGCGCTCGATGCCAGTAAAAGCCTTGCCAAGCTGGGCGCACGCAACGCCAGTGGTCCCGCTGCCCATGAACGGATCAAGCACGGTGGCGGCCTTCGGGTGCAGTTCAAGGCACCACGCCATAAGCCGCGTCGGCTTCTGTGTCGGGTGTTCCTTGCCGTCCTGCAGGGCCTCGCCGCGTGAAAGCGTAAGAATCCGCGCCGCCTTCTGTTCGCTGCTCCAGGCAAATTCGCAGTCGGCCAGCGAGAAATCGCGCTGCCCCTTGTCCCACACCAGCCATCGCATGCTCGGCGGCAGCACGTCGGCAAAATAGTTCCCGCCCCACACCACGCACTCGGCGCCCTTCTCGCGCATCAGACCGAACAGCCACCCTGCAGGGCGCTCTACATCCCACTCCAGCACGCCATACTGGCGCCATCCGTTCGCGGCGTCATGGCGACTTTCGGCATCCTTGCCGCGCGTCCCATACGGCGGGTCAGTCAGCAGCAGGTCGTGCTTCGGCAGCAGCGGCAGCACTTCGCGGCAGTCCCCGTGCCAAAGTTCCGCGTTCCCAATCACTACTTTTTCTGCCATCGCAAACCCTCAAAGTCGGTACGGTGTGCCGTACAACACTCACTGCAGCGGACTTGCGCAAGCGCAAGCCGCTGAGTTCAAACGTTAGGTGCTTTCGCGTGTTACAAAAAAGTCCTTGACGCGCCGCTTTGTTCGTATTACAGTCTATTCCACGGTGAGGCGCTGGGCTCCACCGGCAACCAGGAGAAAACCATGAGCCAGTCCATCAACCAAATCGTCGCCACCGCCCTCGAAGGTGCGTCCGAGGCGTACCTGCAGGACATCGCCGCCCACGGCATTCACAACGTCACGAACAACTACAACGGCAACACCGACGACGATTACGAGGCGTTTGCCAACGAGTTCGAGCGCCAGGCCAACGCAGCGCTGGCGGCCATCGAAGCGGCGCGCCTCGCCGAATTTCGCGCCGCGTGATGCAAGCCCCCGAGCCCAAGCGCCGGGGACGCCCTCGCGTCCCTCCAGGCGAGAGCACCGCAGCGCCTGTGCGCACCGTGCGCCTAGCTGACGAACTGTTCGCCGAGCTACAGGCGCGCGGCGGCTGGCCCGCTTTCCGTGCGTGGCTCGCCCGACCGCTGCGCCGTTCGCCACCACGCACCTAACAGCGCCATCGAGCGGAGAGCCAACGGCAAACGAGTCCTGCGCGCTTCGGGTGTCGTCACTCATGCCGTTGTCTCCCGCTCATGGCGGACGTTGGGCGGCTTGCGGCGGTCCGGCAGTGGCTGGTGCGGCTTTGCGCGCCATGCGTCATCTGGCAACGCATGCGG